CAATCCTTTCGTTTACGGGCTTAACAGCCTAGGCTTTATCAACCCCTTTGAAGTTATTTGGGAGTTGATGCCCCTCTCGTTCGTCTTCGATTGGTTCATTCCTTTCGGAGCGTTTCTAGAGGCCCTGACGGGCTGGTTCGGAACCACTTTCTTTACTGGTTACCAGCTGGACTTCGTCAAAGGTGACTGGCGCATGGAGTATACGCCCTTGGGCTATTACCCCGTGTCCGGAACCCTTCCTGTTCTCGACGGGACAATATGTTGTATGCGGAGGATTCCGCTTATAACGTATCCGCTGCCTAAGATCTATATTGATCTCGGGCTTTCATCACCTCAAGTCATCTCAGCATTATCGCTGTTGATGCAATCAAGGAGAGCATAGTCATGCCCGCCCTAACATCCTTCTCGGTCAATGACCGAGAATCCACGCCTGCAGCCCATCTGTTTACCCCTAGGGGTAAGAAGGGTGAGAGTCACATCTTTATGACCTCCGCCGGCGTACCGATCGGTAACGAGAAAGTTACCGTCTCGACTCGTGACAACGGCGCACGCATTCGTTCGCGTGTGTCGATTGCCATCCCCGTTGTTCAAACTGAAACGATCAACGGGATCGCGAACCCGAAGGTAGTTCGGACGGCTTACGCCGTTACCGAGTACGTCTTCGATAAGCACTCCTCGGAGCAAGAGCGGAAAAATCTGATCACCATGCTCAACGGCATCACTGCCGCGGACGCACTGGTTGACCAGGTGCTCGTCGATGCTGAGGACCTGTACTAGGTGCTCATGCAAGTGACGTTCCTTCTCATCTTGATCGTCTTCCTACAAGTTGCCATTGTGGCAATTGGAAGTGACCTCGATCTCATGCCTCTGTGGCATGAAGCTATCGAAGCGAGCAAGATGAGCTGCTCGAATCCCGACTCTGTCCCGCAATGACGCGGGGCGGATATGACCTCAACGGAGAAGTTGGATCATGGAAATGCGACGTACAAACTCGCGGAGAAAGAAATTCCGCGATAAACTACCCGGGCATTTAGGGAAGGCCATCCTCAAAGACCTTACGCTGATGGTTGATGAACTGTCGGCTACAGAGGGTTTTAAGGCTGGTTATCTGAAGGAGCAATACCTTTCAAAGTATTGTGACCCGACGACAACCTCCCCTGAACACCGTCGCGAGGCAGCCATTAAGAAGTGGCTGTCGCAAGAGGAGAGAAACGCGCGTACCAACATTCGCCTGTATATGGCGGAACCAGACATGGTTATTGCTGGCTGTAGATTGGAAGACCTCCTTTCAAAGGCTGGCGACATTGTTGAACGCGTTCTTGGCCCGTTGCGCTATCCAAATATCTTATGGGATAGCGTTCATACTAACGGCGCCAGTACTCGTGTCCCCCGCGAAGTAACATCCGCGATGGACAAACTCACCGGTGCAGCGCATATAAGCTCGAGCGCTCTCAAACACTGGACTCTTGGATCATACGATACGATCCTCGAAGGTCAGGAACTTGAGATGCGTGAAAGCTCACAGCTGTTTACTGTACCTAAGTCTACGGACATCGATCGCGTGGCTTGTAAAGAGCCCGAGATCAATATGTTCTTGCAACGCTCTGTGGGTAACCATATCCGCAGGCGCCTCAGGAAGTACGGGATAGATCTTAACGATCAAACCCGCAACCAAGAGTTGGCCAAGATTGCCGTAAAACGTGATCTTGCGACCATCGATTTGAGTTCAGCGAGTGATTCCATTACGACGCAGCTTGTCTTTTCTTTGCTGCCTCTCGACTGGTTTCACCTTATGAACGATCTGAGGGTGAAAGCAACCATCATCGTCGACGGAGATGTCGAGACTCACCACGAGCTCGAGATGTTTTCGTCGATGGGGAATGGTTTTACCTTCGAACTCGAAAGCCTCCTTTTCTACGCTATTACGCGTGCGATAAGTTGGGAATTAGGGATCAAGGGGACCATTTCTGTCTTCGGTGATGACATCATAGCACCATGTGCCCTGGTAGGGCCTCTGATGCAGGTTTTCCATTTCTTTGGCTTCAAAACCAATGAAAAGAAGACCTTCTGGACCGGCAAGTTCCGGGAAAGTTGTGGTTGTCATTATTGGAATGGGGTAGACGTCAGTCCTTTCTATGTGAAGGGGCCTATCGTGAAGGTTACAGAGCTTATCAAGCTGCTGAACCAACTTCTGCAATGGGACGCATACGGCTACGGGTTCTTTCAGACCCAGCAGTGCGCAGAGTTCCACCGGAAGTATTCACGCCATGTACCGAAAATCCTCTATGGGGGCCAAAATATTGAAGAAATTGGCTCCCTAGTAACAGGGGATCTCCCTCGTCAACGGTTAGTTCCGAAGAAGAAGGACGTACAGGTCGACGCAAGCCTTGCATTGAAGCATTGGCTCGTCGTTAGGCGGTTTACGAGAACGAGTGACGAGATAGAACCATATATGGAACACCTTGATTGGTGCAAAACTCCACAATGGCATGAGGCTAGCATAGGTCCGCGAGGACCGAAAGCGTCGCTTCCACTATCTGGTCATTTGTACACACCGTACGCAACTGATGCCGCTGAGGAAGTGGGATACGAACTTGTCCCGCAACCCGAGTGGCTGGTACGCACTG